AGACAGGATGCTCAGAGGTAAATGGGTATCTATTCATACAGATGTTGTTTTTTATAACTACGATAAACCTAGAAACTACATCAATGATCATTATGAGTGGAACACTAGATTGAGAATGGATATTAGTTTTGACTTTAATATTGGATATGGAAAACCTATGTCTTGTATGGCTGGTCAAGTTGATCAGTTTGGAGTTTTTCATATAGGTAAAGATTTTATTATAGAGGGTGCAAGAACTGAGGACGTGTGCGAAGAAATTGTAACATCTGGAATATTAGATGGGTTTAAAACTATAAACATATTTGGTGATTGCAACGGTAGGAATAGAGATACTAGAAACACTCTGGATGACTACGCTATTATAAAGAGATTTTTTGAGCTAAGAGGATATATAGTAGCGATACATGTTCCAAGGTCTAACCCTGACTTAAGAGCATCGGAAAACCTGACTAATGCATTATGTTTAAATGACAACAAAGAGGTTAAGCAGAGGGTTTATAAGGATGCTCACACAGCCCACGAGGGTTTAAATTTTACTAAATATAAAAAGGGTGCAAAACTTATACAAGATGATTCAGATTACTTCCAGCATGTTTCTACCGCTATTAGGTACTGGAACTGGGAAGTTATACACAATACAAATAGAATTAAGCGACCGATTGTAATTAAAACTTATAGATAGGATATAAACCAATGATCAACCTAATTAAGCAAGAAGAAAGACAGCGACTAATTGACAATATTAATAGCGAGAATAATAAGGCTAGAAAACAAGTTAGCTTAAAAAGCTCTGAGGTTGCCGGTGGTAGACTAGAGCAATATGTTAAAGAGAGGCTACAAGGTGAGTTGGACTATTCATCTGTTAGGGAAATGCCTATTGTATCTAGCATAAATATACAAAAAGCTGTTACAGATAAAAAGTCTACTATCTACAAGAGAAAACCGAAAAGACGCTTCACTAATATGTCACCTGAGCAGAATGATGTTATGGAACTTATCTATAAAGACATGAAATTAGACATGAAGCTAAATAAGGCTAATAAAAACTATATTTATCAAGATCAAACAATTGGCATGATTATCCCTAAGAATGGTAAGTTGATAGCTCGAATCATGAAGATGCATCAAATAGATGTTGTTCCTAGCGCAGTCGATCCAGAAATAGCTGAGGCTTATGTATTAAGTGCTTTCGATAGATCATTGTACATACAGTACGACACTGACAAGAAAGATTATGATACTGCCACTGGTGTTCACGGTAGGTCAAATAGATCAACAGCTAGCGAAGATCAAGATCTTTTAGTTGCTGAGAAATATCAATTTCAAAAGTATGTAGAGAAATATATTGTTTGGAGTAATGACTACCACTTCATGATGAATGGTTTGGGAGAGATTATAGACCCAGAAACTGGTGAGGCTGCTACTGAATTAGATATCAGCAATCCAATAGGTATGATGCCATTCTTTGAGGTAGCTAAAGATAAAGACTTTGAGTATTTCGTTAGAAGCTCTAATGCCTTAACTGATTTTACTATACAGTTTAATACTCAGCTTTCTGACTTAGCTAACAACATTAAGATGAATGGATATGCTGTTGGTGTATTAAAAGCTCCAAGCGAACTAATGCCTCAATCAGTAACTGTTGGTGCATCTATGCTTTTGAAACTGCCAACCGATAACCCTGAGAGTGATGTTGATTTTGAATTTACTAGCCCTAACTCTAATATATCTGAGATCTCGGAAGCTATCGATAAGTTCCTTAATTACTTTGTGACAAGCGAGGGTTTAGGTGGATCGGTTGTTAATTCTAGGGGAGACAGTGAAAAAGCATCAAGTGGAATAGATAGATATCTAATGATGCTTTCTAAGATAGAAGCTCACATTGATGATTACGAGGCTTTTAAGTGTGCTGAGCATGAGATATTTGAGATAATTAAAGCGTGGTCTAATGTGCTAGATTCAGCACAGTTACTACCAAAATACAGCCTTACTATCCCAGAAAGCTCTGAGCTTGAGATTGATTTCTACAGCCCTGAGATGATCGAGTCTACAACAGAAAAACTTACCAATATTGAGAAGCAACTAGATCTAGAGCTAATGTCTAAGAAACAAGCTGTTATGTCTCTTCACGGGATAGAAGACGAAGAGAAGGCACAAGAATTGTTAGATCAGATAAAAAAAGACAATGACCTAGTTGTTCCTAAGATTGATAACGAGGGCGATGATGACCAAGAAGAAAGCTAAGGGTAGTTTAACTGTTAGCTTGAATGAGCTGTCACAAGAGATAAATCTCAAGGATTATCTTGGGAGAAAGCCAACAGCAAAGGAGAAGAAATTCTTTGCTGATTTGGCTATCGATACCATCGAGAATAGAAGCTTAGATGGCAAGAATATAAACGGTAAGAAGTTCAAGAAGTATTCTGTCGAGTATGCTGAGTTTAAAGGTGTCACTAGAGACAGTGTTGACATGTTTCTAGAGGGCGATATGTTGGAATCAATGAAGCGCAACAAGAAGAGAGAGAGTGAAGAAACTGTCTACATACATCTAGCCGACGATCTAGAAACTAAGAAGGGATACAATCACATGACTAGGAAATCTAAAGCTAATCCTCTGCCTAAGAGAGAGTTTTTCGGTCTTAATGATGAGGAAGCCAAAGAGATAGCTAAAGAGATTAACAAGAAAGCTAAGAAGAAAGATAGCTCTATATCACTGGCTCAGCTGAGAGCATCTCTAGACTTATTAGATATAGAGCAGGTGGAATAATGGCACAGTTAAAGATTAAGAACCTTAAGCAGATTGAGACATCTATCAGAAAGAGAATAACTAAGGAGCTTAGATCTAAAGAGGTTAGACGGGGCGTAGCTCAGATAGTTGTTGATGATATCAAGGATGGCAGCTTGGGAAAGCCAGCGGAATTTACTAAAGATATGAGACAGTACCTAGAGCAATTTAACAAAACAGATCCTAGATATAGAAGGGGAAAGATAAGTATAAATTTCACCGGCGAGTTGCTGCAAGATCTAATTAATAATGTTAAAGCGAAGTTTGGGTCTGGCAAGTCATCTTTCGTTATTGAGCACAGTAATAAGACTCATAAGCCATACAAGCAAGGAAAGAGAAAGTTAAAATTTTCCAAGAAGAAAATACCTAAATCTGACAGAGTTACATACAGTTTCATATCTAACAACCTGATAAACAGACTAGGCTACAATTATTTAAAATTTAGTGACAATACACAAGCTAAGGTGATTAAATTTATCAGAGATAAGATATTTAAAAATTTAAGTTAGTCAACCGTGTTGACATAGTAAACCTCACAATGGAGAATTAAAATGAGTGAAAATGTAAATGAGCCAGTGGCTCAGCCAGAATTGAACAGTGTTCAACCTGAAATTACTAACGAATCTACACCTAATAATACTAACAAGTATAAAGAGGATATGTTTCGTTACAAGCAAGAGGCTAGAGATCTAAAAGCAAAGCTAGATGCTATTGCATTAGAGAAAGAGCAAAAGAAGGGTAACTTTGAAGGTGTTATCGGTACTCTTAAGGATAAGAATAGCGAATACCAGAAAGAGATTGCAGGTCTTAAGAAAACTTTTGCTGAGAATGTTTTAGATAAAGCGATTGAGAATACAGCTATATCTAAAGGATTAAAAGGTACTCAGCTCGAAGCGTTTATGAAGTTAATAGATCATGATGCTAAGGGTGTTGTTGAGTTTGATGAAAGGTTTAATGCTAAATCGGAAGATGTAGTAAACTTGGTTGATGATCACATGAAGAGATACGGTGATATCTTTAATAGAAAAGTAAATATCGTAGATCAGACACCTAATAACAACCCTATCAACAGACCAACTAAAACATTTAATAAGGATACAGCTAGTGCTGAAGAGATTGTTGCTCACTTACTAGCTAATAAAGATAAACTAAAATAACAACAAATAACAACAAATAACAAAGGATTGTATTATGGCTGACGCTATTCAAACACTACCGAACACAAAGAACGATCTAATCGTTTCAGCTGTTCAGAAAAACCTAATCGAGAAATCAACTTTAGCTGGTACAGTTAGAGACGTTTCTGCATTCGCTATCAAGGGTTCTAAATCTTTTGATGTACCTAAGTTAAGTAACTTTAATGTTACAAACAGAGCTTTTGGTGCAGCTGCTGATGCTCAGGTTCTTGTTGATTCTAACGATAGAATTAACCTAGACTTTAACGCTTATATCGCTTGGTTATATGACAGTAGAGATGTTTATCAGTCTACTATTGAGTACAAGATCGAAGCTGCTATGAGAGCATCTGTTTCTCATGCTAAAAATGTTGATGAGCAAATTCTTTCAACTATCGACGCTGTTGCAGGTGTAGAAGTTTCTGCTGCTACATTTACAACTGTTAAAGAGCAAGCTCTAGAGCTTAGAAGACAACTTCTTCAAAATGGTGCTGATATCTCTAGAATGACTCTAGCTATCGGTGTTGATAAAGAAGCTGAGATGCTTGCTGAGCAAGACTTTATTAGAGCTGACTTTTACGGTTCTGCTAACGTTAAAATGGGTCAAATTGGTATGATCTACGGTATTCCTGTAGTTATCTCTAGACTTATCGTTGGTGATGAAATGAAGATGTACGATGCTGATGGTATTGGTCTTGCTTTTCAAGGTGGCGTGGAAATGTCAGAGCAAGACGCTAACGAATATGGTGCATCATCTAAAAGAGTAGCTATGGATCAAGTATTTGGTACAGGTGGACTCGAGTTAGGTGAACAAGGTGTTGGTGCAACTGTTTCTCCACTTGTTGGAAAGCTAGTAGCATAATTAATGTCTAATTCTTTTAAAATAAGAAACTATGTAAGGGCGA